AATCCCTTGATGACATAATATATGCCGTCTTTTTCACCGACCAGCCAAACGGCTTTATAGGAACTTTTCCCCTTCTTGCTTTGTCCCGGTGACGGGTCGCCGTAAACGACAAGAAACTTGAACCGTCCAAGAGGCGGAACCTTCCCCCAATGGAGTTCCTTAAATATTTCCCCCTCACTGACCGGGTTATTGAAATATTCGGTTTGCCCGGATGCCGCACTGATTTTTCCCAGGATTTCATCGATCATTTCTTCCGTGTTCTTCTGGGGCCAGGTACTGTTCCCTTTTTCATCCCGAATATTGACAATGTCCCAATGGTCGGCCATCTTGCCGGCTCTTACGACACAGCAATCCTTTGCAATGATGTTGCCACAGAAAATAATGGTGACCGGTACGGCCGGGTCCCGGGTTCCGTAAACGGCCTTTTCCCAAAAATTCCACATGTCTTTTATACGTTCGGCATTCCTGCACGCTTCGTCGGTATCGAAGTCGTCGACCAGCAACATGTCCGGACGGTAGGATTTGTTTCTCGATCCGCGCGGGGCATTTCCGTAGCCGATGGCCCGGAAGGCCACGTCGCATTTGGTGATAAATTCTTCATCCGTCCATTTTGCTCCGATTTGTTCCCCGTAATAAGCCCTCAGGCGCGGGTTGCTTTCCAGTTCTTTCCTGTACGGATCAAGCAGGCGGACCGCCGCTCCCTGGGTGGCGCTGACCATCATTATATTGTGCTTGCGTCCGGTCAGGACCAGGTAAAGCACGATAAACATGACGACGGTACTTTTTGCCAGGCTTCGCGCCCAGGAAAGAACCTCGAACCATTCATCGTTTTTTATGCACCGCCTGATCGCTTTTATATGAAAAGGGGCAAATTCATATTTTGCATATTCAGGAAAGAAAAACGTGATCCATTCCAAAACGTGCGCTTCCAGGTAAGCCCTGTGCTCATCCATTTCTTTCCGGTTCTTATGGATGACGGGGACATCCGCCATCAAGGACTCAAAATAATTTTCCCACCTGCGTAACGCTTCTCTGTCTTCCGTCTTCATAGCGTGGTTTTAATGAACGTGTCCCATAATACGCCGAACTCCTTGGCCTTGCCCATGTCCTCGCTCCTTAGCCATGACAGGAACCGCATTCCCGACGAAATCAGGTCCTTGAGGCCGGCGTCCTTTTCCAGCCGGTCAACGGCCTGGGAGAGTTTCTGAATAGTGGCGGCCTCTGACGCGTCCGCGAACCGTTTTCCTTCCGGCTTGGCAGAAATGACCTGGTTAATTTCCGCGATTTGCCGGTGCAGGTTATTGATCTGCTGTTCACGGGTCATGGTCATGCCGACTTTCAGTTCGGCCCACTTCCCCTTATCGCACCAGGATATGATCGTACGGCGGCTGACCCCGACCTTTTCGGCAATCTCCGCCTGGGTTAAGTCTTCCCGGATATACAGGACTTTAGCCCATTCCCTTTTCTGTTGGTTGGTTAAATCTGTCATTTTCAATGTTGATTTTGGTTATGAAATTTTCCTCAAAATTCGACTTTATATAAGACTCCGGCAACTTTTATCCGCATGATACGGCGGCGTGGCGGCATGATACCCGTGCAGGAGCGGCATGATAAAAAGCCGATTTGCAGGGGTGGTTTTTTGCCCGGAAATTTGCACCAAAACATGACGCAAATGGCAAAGCAATTTTTCAACATGATAGCTTCCGAGGAAGGTACGGCCTGTATCTTATTATACGGTGACATAGGTAGCGGTACGGATGAGATACGGAGTTCGGATATCGTCAGGGAGTTCCTGGAACTGACCGCCCTTTATAAGAAGGTGGATATCCGGATCAACTCCATGGGAGGTGACGTATTTGCCGGACTTGCCATATTTAACGCGCTTCGAAACAGTGGCTCGGACATTACATTATATATAGATGGCGTGGCAGCCAGCATAGCCAGCGTGATAGCCTCCTGCGGAAAGCCGGTATACGCGAGCCGTTACGCCCGCCTGGTGGTACATAGCGTATCGGGCGGATGTTACGGAAACAAGGAGGACCATAAACGTTGCATAAACGAACTGGAATCCCTGGAAGAGACCCTGGCCGATATTTATTCCGCAAAATCCGGAAAGGACCGGGAAGAGATCAAAAACTCTTTTTTTGACGGGAAGGACCATTGGTTCACGGCGGAAGAAGCCTTAAAGGAAGGCTTGATCGATGGCATATACGATACGGAACCCGTCGAAGAGGCCTCTTCCCCTGAAGAAATATATCATGTTTTCCAAAACCGTTTAAAACCAAACCCAAATACAATGTTTACAGACGAATTAAGAAAGAGACCGTCATTCGCCAATCTGGCAAGTGACGAAGAAATGCTCCGGCACATCGGACACCTGGAAACGGAGGCCGGACGCGTATCCGGCTTGACAGCCCAAATCACCGAGCTTCAAAGTTCCCTCCAAACGTATAAGGACAAGGAGGAGAAAGAGGCCGAAGCCAAAAGGAACGCCCTGGTCGACGCAGCCGTAAAGGACGGCCGTATCCGTGAGAACCAGAGAAAGATGTACCAGGACCTTTTAGTATCCGATCCGGAAAATGCGGAGGCGGTGCTTAAATCCCTGAAACCGTCCCGCCGTGTGTTGGACGATATCCAGACTACCCAAGAGGGGGAAATCTCCGCATGGGAAAACAGAATGAAACAAATCAAAGACAACTTAAAATCTTAACAAAACGATGATTAAAGTAACCAATACCAACTATGCGGGTGAAGTTCTTGAAATGCTTCTTACCCGGGCCGCAACAAGCAACGAATTAGTAGAGAAGGGACTGATCCACATGGAACCGGGTGTGGAGAAAGCGTATTTCCTTCCCCGCATGAAAACGGGAAAGATGCTTCAAAAGCGCAAGGAAATGCCGACCAGCCAGGACAGCAAGGGGGATTTCACGTATGACGAACGCGCCTTGATTCCGATGGACTTCATGGCATACACGGAGTTCAATCCCCGTTCCTTTGAAAATATCTGGCGTAAATGGCAACCGAAAGGGAACCTCGTGTTTTCGGAGCTTCCGGCAGAGGGACAAAACGCGTTGCTGCGTGAAATGTCCAAACAGGTAAAATTCGAACTGGGATTCCACTTCATCAATGGCGTACTAGGCGATGACGACGACCACCTCTTTAACGGTATCGTCACCCGTATGTTAAGCGACAAGGACGTCATCTATGTGGTTTCCGGTGAAACGTCCATGCTGAAAAAATTGAAAGCCGTGAAGGACTCCATTCCGACCACCATGAGAAGCAATCCGGGACTTAGAATCCTGATGAGCGTAACGGATTTCGACCAGTATGACGAAGAATTGACCCAGCAGCCCAACAAGGGGGCCAACTATACGGACATGAACGTTGAGCGCTACAAGGGCATCCGTATCGTTCCGCTCTCTTCATGGCCGGAAGGTCTCATCGTGGCCACCGTTTGCGGGATGGATTACGATACGAACCTCTGGGCCGCCGTCAACCTTGTGGACGACATGGACGTGATCCAGATCGATAAAGTGACGAATGCCGGTGAAAAGTATTTCTTTAAAATGCTGATGAAGGCGGACACGAATATCGCCTGGGGTGAAGAAGTCGTCCTGCTGGATTCCAGGGAGGTGGAAGATGCGGAACTTAGCGGTACGACCATTACGCTTAAAAGTCCGTCCGGACAGATCGAGATCACGCCGGAGGCCGCTGCAACCTACAGCATTACCGGTGATGGTGTTATTCTGGGTGCGCGTTTGAACATAGCCAATAAGGCCACGGAAGAGGCAAATGTGATCACTATCGGAGCATTTGACATAGAGGCGGGTAAAACCGTGACTGTCGGATATGACGGCAAGAATTGGTTCAAAGCGACAGGAGGCGCTAAGGCGTGAAGACTTCGGAGAAAGGAAAAGCCCTGATCCGGGAATTTGAATCGCTGCGCCTGGAAGCTTACCGTTGCCCCGCCGGAGTCCTGACTATCGGTTACGGGCATACGGCAGGCGTAAAGGAAGGCGACCGGATCGATAAAAGGCGTGCCGAGTATTTCCTCGATAAGGACCTGGAAGACGTGGAAGCGGTCATAAACCGCGAATGTCCGGGGGTAAACCAGAACCAGTTCGATGCGCTTGCATCATTCGTTTTCAATTTGGGGGGAAAGAAATTCCTTTCCTCCACGCTGCTTAAATGCGTGAAGGCGAATCCTGGCAATCCCAATATCCGGGGCGAATTTCTAAGATGGGTAAAAGCGGGAGGCGTCACCCTGTCGGGATTGATGCGCCGTCGCCGTCGGGAAGCGGAACTGTACTTTTCATAAAGGAAGGAGGTTTTCCCGATGGACCATTTCCTGGACATACTGCAAACGGTATTTAGCGCCAGTGGCTGGATTTGGGGTGTCCTGTTGTTTTTCCAGACCCGCAAGCTAAAGAAAGCGCAACTGGTAAAAGATACCCGGGCGGTATGGCAGGAAATAGCCGAATCAAACAATGAGTCACTTTTAAAACAAAACGAAAGACTGATAGAACTGCATGAAGAATTTTGGAAACTTAAAGACACTCTGGAAATGGTGCTGCACAAAATTGTTGTCTGTCGCCATTATGATCGCTGCCCTGTCCGCATTCTCGTGCAGGAGCACGAAGGAAATTTCTACCATAGAAGGGGCGGACAGTCTCCGATGGGACAAAAAGGTATCCGTCACGCTCGCGACAATCCCGTCGAGCCTGGCCAGGATGGAGATACCGATCGACAGCCTCCGTAAGCTCCCCGAAGAAGCCTTCTATGAGAAGAAAGAAGGCAAGGCTACCGTAAAGGCCGGCGTAAAAGACGGGACACTTCTGGTTTCCGCCTCCTGCGACAGCCTTCAGGCGCTGGTCTACAGCCAGCAGGAAGCACTGGTGCGTATACGTGATACGCTGGAGCAATACGAAAGCCAAAAAGAACCGGATGTATTTACATTTTGGATGCAAATCAAATGTTATTTGACCGGGGCTTTAATAGGATTTACGTTGACATATTTTATAACCAAAATCAGAAAATAACAATGGATAAAAAAAAGACACGTTCCATCGGACTCAAGAAAGCGATGTTCGGGGATGTAAATCCCGAAGGGGGAATGCCTTCGGCTGAGAACCTCCTGCAATTGGGGAATACGCTGAAAGGGACAGCTTCATTCAACACGGAAGAAGACAGCGCCCAGGATTTTTACTCGGAGGAGAACGGTTCCACCCCTGAAGAATCCGTTCTGACGGAACCGGGGTTGAAACAGGTGAAGCTGAATCTTATGGAATGGGACAACGAGACGCTGAAAAAAGTTTTCGGGGGTACGACCAAAACGGAAGATGTCACCGTCGAGGGCAAGACTTACAGTGTCGAGAAGTTCGTAGCCCCTAAGGACATGGTCACTGTCGAAATGGCCGTAAGGGTCATCAGCCTTTACAACGTATGTATCGACATTCCCCGTGCCCAGGTCAAGGCCCGTTTCGTATGGAACCTGACACGCACCGATATCGCCCAGATCGAAATCACGGCAAAGGCAATGGCGCCGATCGGAGCGAACGACGGCCCGTATGAAGTGTATAAGCTGGGTGAACCCAAAACAGAAGAAGGAGCATAAAAATGGGACGCAGACTTCGTGAATCGGATGCGGCCGGCTCAATGCTGGATGATGCGGTGGCGATAGACATTCCGGCGCCCTGGCTGCTCCGAAAGTTCGGGCAGAAAAGCATCCGGGCATATTTCCGTCTTCCGGTTTATGCGACTCTTTTAAGGATCAGCAAGATGTACACCCGCCTTGGAATAGACCTGACAAGGCTCCAAAAAGGGGAACTGCATGAGGTGATGCACATCATCGCCAAACATGGAAAGAGGGTTTCCCGTATTGTTGCGACAGGGCTGCTTAGGGGCGGAATAACGAATTTTCTATTTTGCCGGCTGCTGGCCTGGTATCTTAGAAATCACATGACATCGCTCGGCATGGCGCAACTGGCAAAGATCATGTTGTTGCTTTCAGGCGGTGAACATTTCGCCAGTATTATCAAATCGGTCGGTCTGATGAGCGTGACCAGTCCGGTTTTGAGCCAGGAGGAAACGAGGAGTTAACGGTGGAATTTATTCCGCCCCATAGCCCGTTTGGACAAATAAAACAAATTATGGAGGCCGGTTTCACCTATCATGAAATCATGTATGAAATTCCTTGGTGCGTGATACTTAACATGATTAGCGACACCGGAGAAACCAGAAAAAAACAGGAAAACTCAGATTTAGAAGAAGGCGAACTGATCAGTTCCGAACAGGAGGAACTGGAGTTCCTCGGCTTAGCTTGAAAAACGTTATGAACGAGACAGTACAGGTTACATATAAATTCGGCGGGGACCTTGACAAAAAAGTCGAGGAAGTGACGCTGGGTATCAAAGGACTGCGGGACGAGTCGGAAAGTACATTCCGCCGTTTGCTGGAGTCCAGCGACAACACGTTCAATTCCATGAGCGAAAATAACCGCCGTCTTGCTGTCAGCATTCAGGAAAACATCAATACCCTCCGGCAATTATCGGCAACGGAAGAATCCCTGGATAACAGCAGGGCGCAGGGGAACATATCGACAGCCGCCTATCTTGAAACCAAAGCCAAATTAGTAGTAAAGGAAAATGAGCTCCGTGAGGCGATCATTACCGGGACACATACTTTAAACGAACGGATCGGCAAGGAAAAAGAGGCAGTCGGTTCCTTGAACTCGTTGCGTGGTAGTATGATGTCACTCGTTGATACCTACCGATCCATGAGCAAAGCCGACCGGGACGGGGAAGCGGGCAGTCAGCTACTTACAAAAATCCAGAACCTTGACAAGGAGATCGGCCAGGCAGAAAGTCGTCTGGCCGGCCTCCGCAGTGCCGGAGGAACCACATTTAACAGCCTTAACATGTCCGTCCAGCAGGTGGCGAGGGAACTTCCCTCGCTGACCATGGGCGTGAATACCTTTTTTCTGGCCATATCGAATAACATGCCGATCCTGATCGACGATGTAAAACGGGCACGCCAGCAATATGCGCTCCTCAAAGCAGAAGGACAGGCGGCCACCCCGGTATGGAAGCAACTCGCATCGTCTATCATTTCATGGCAAACGGCATTAGTCGTTGCCATCACCATGCTTTCCATGTACGGGAAAGATATAATCGCCTGGGGACGGGATTTGTTCTCCGCAAACAAGTCGCAACGCTTGTTAACCGAAAGTTTGCAGGAATTTAACGAGGAACTGCTGAAAGAACGCCAGTCGCTGGAAGAAGTTTTCAGCCGGCTGAATAAGACGAAGGAAGGGACGGAAGGCCGGAGAAAGGCCATCAACCAAATCAACGACCTGTATGGGAAATACCTTCCTAATTTGTTGTCGGAAAAAAGTTCTCTGGATGAAGTGAACGCCGCTTATAAACGGATTACTGCATCGATCAGGGAAAACGCGGCGGCTAAAGCCCAGGCTTCGGCTACAAGCAAAGTTGCGGACAAGGCGCTCAAAACACAAGCGGAGGCTTTAACCTCCATGCGTAACGAACTGAAAGGCCAGGACACGGGGTTTATAGACCGACTGATCGCCGATATCATGGACCTGACGGAAGAGTCCGAGCGTGCTGGGATGGGCTTCCAAAAAACATGGAGCACGGTCCTGGGAAAAGTACAATATGAAACGAAAGGAATGAAAATAGACAGTGATTTTTATGGATCACTCGAAGACTATATCAAAAGCTACCTGGAATCGGAAAAGAAGATAAAGGATATCCAAAAGCAGTATAACCCGTTTTTTAACAAGGAAGAGGCTGAGAAGGCGATCACAGAAAACAAGGGATACTGGGAAGAGGTAAAGAAACAGGCGGAATCCGTACTGGAAAATATATCTGCGGAACAGAAAAAATTACTGGATGCTGGAAAAACTACCGGTATAAGCAAAACAACGGTTACCGCATATAAAGAGGCGCGTAAAAACATAGAGGAAGCCACAGCCGCCCTTAAAGCGTATGATTCGTACGACAAGCAAGGGAAAGAAGCGACCCGGAGCATGAGCAAGGAACAGCGGGAAAAGGAAAAGGCCAATGCTGTCAAGGCGGAAGCCGCCATGCGCCTTCTGGAGATCGAAAGAGGGGAGCAATCCATTGCAGAGGCAAAAAGCGAACTTGAATTGAAAAATCAGGCTTCGGAAATAGCCAGGATGAAAGACGGGGCGGCCAAGGAATTAAGACAGATCGACCTGGAGTATCAACAGAAATTGTCCTCTATCCGGAAATATGAACAGAATTTGTTACAGGCACAGCAGGAACTGGAGAAAAAGAAGTGGGAAATGGAAAACCCCGACTGGAAGAAAAAGGGGCTGGAATTTACTCCGAAAACGACTTCGACGGACCAGTTGCCTTCAGGGATCAGGAGGGAAATAGATGATTCCAAGGATAACGCTGCACTGGCTGCGGATAAGGCAAAGGAAGATGTCTTAAAAAAAATGCTGGAAAAATATCAGGACTATGACAGCCAGAGGCGGAAAATCGAAGAAAAATTTACGGCGGATTACCGTTTTCTTTCTTCCCAAAGGACCGAAACGAACAGCAGTGACATAGATGCGGCACTCATTCAGCTCGAAAAGGATAAAAAGAAGGCTTTATCGGCAATTTCATTCGACGAGTTGAAAGATTCCGATTTGTGGACGGCCATATTTTCCGATCTGGGTAAAAAGTCCCTGCCCGTCCTGGAAGAACTCCAGGTCAAAGCCAGGGAGGTTAATACGTCTACCTGGACACCTGAGAATGTAAAGGAATACCAGGAAGCGATCAACCGGCTGGAAAAAGAAATAAGGTCCCGCAGCCCGTTCAAGGCGATCCGGGACGATTGGAACAAACTTCTTAAAGCGGTCAAGGGTAAAGACGGAAAAGTCGATAAGAATGCCATTTCCGAGGCACTGAACAATATCGATGAAGAAATACAGTCAGTGCTTTCTTCCCTTTCCACCATATCGGGCGGGATCGGTGATATCTTCGGTGATGATGCCGGATATGCGGCGGAACAGACAATGGAACTTGCATCGGCCTTGGGAGGTGTCGCCACTGGTGCGGCCCGCTTCGCCTCAGGTGATATCCTGGGAGGCGTAACCAGTGTCATCGGTAGCATAGGCAAGGTTTTTTCCATGGGAAAGAAAGTCAAGGAAATGAACCGTCTGGCCCGTGAAGAGAACCAAAAGTTCTATGACAATGCTATGGAAGGGGAAAAAGAGTACCAGAAGATGATCCGGGAACGTCTACGCCTGGAACAGCAGATAGGAGAAACATCCCTGAAATACAACAAACGCATTACGACTGAACTCAAACAGCAATCAGGAGACGTTCAGAAGGAGTATGAAAAGATATGGGCCGAATTGCAGGGGGAAGAGTTCATTTCAGGAAAAGGTTACAAACACGGTACATGGTTCCGTAAGGCCAAAACATGGAATATATATTCTTCCCTGGCAGGCAAGAGCTATGACGATATAGAAAAACTGTATACGGAAGGTCGCCTGGAAGAAAAGGTCGCAAAGTTGTTTGAACAGCTTAAAGCCTTGAAGGAAGAAGGCGCGGACATTGATCAGATGCTCGCCGACCAGGCCGAGAGCATGCGTGAAGCCTGGACGGGAACCACCTCTGACAGTATTGCGGACAGCATACTTCAGGGATTTGCCGAAGGGAAACGCTCAGCGGCGGATTTTGCGGACAGCTTTGAGGAAATGCTGAACAATGCCGTGTTGCAGGGAATAAAGCTAAGAGCCTTGGAAGAACCGCTCCGCCAATGGTACGAGAAATTTGCCCAGGCCAGTGAAGGCGGTCTGACAGAGGATAAAATCGCCTCATTGAAGGCAGAATATGACAAAGTCATAGAAAATGCGGCCCGGCAGTTGGAAGAGGCCGAGAAAATTACCGGACTTGATATTTCCGGCGTAACGGGAACCAGCCGACAGGCGACAGCCAAGGGTATAGCATCCATGAGCCAGGAAAGTGCCAGTGAACTTAATGGTAATTTTTACGCGTTGCTCCAGATGGCGGATAAAACCTGTCAGGGGGTAAATTCGATTCAGTCAATGATTACGGAAGGGTTGAGTATACTGGGACGGATCGAGGAAAATACGTCCCATTGCAAACGCCTGGAAAAAATAGAGAACGATATGGAAGGTACACGCCGTACGCTTCAGGAGATATTGAATAAGGGATTAATTTTAAGGAAAGCGGCATGAGAGGGAATTTTTTTATAGACGGACAGAACGCTTATGATGCCTTTGGCGTCTGGATTGTCAAAGGCGGTTATAAGGACCTTTTAAAGTTTCCTGCCATGACTGAACCGGAAAAGAACGACTGGCCGGAAGAAGACGGCGTTGAAGTTGACTTGTCCGATCCAAAGCTGGAAAAAAAGGAAGTCGGCATTTCTTTTCTTGCCAGCCGGGATATTTACGTCGGTGAGTTTTTGGAACATTTATCGGCTCCGGGATATCATACGTTCCGTATCCCCTCACTTGAAAGGGAATGGGCCTTGCGTCTGGACAGCCAGAAAACATGCAGGATATATCCCGGGGCAACGGATTTTTCATTGAACTTCATAGAGGACCAACCCGTGAGGCCGGCTTTGAGCTTACCCGATTCCGGTCTTGTTATCCGGCCGTCCCTTTTTGAACTGGATGGCGTCGACCTGGCCGATTACGGTGTCGTTGTCGATGAATCCATGTCTTCGTTCCAGAAAATGCCGACGGTCAAACAGAACCTGACACGAAAGGTTTCAACTGTCGACGGCCAAATATATGATCCGGAAAACGTTGTTTTTAACAGTAAAGAAACGGTGTTCAAATGCCGTATAAAGGCCGCGGACATGAACCGGATGTGGAACTGTTATGATGCCTTTTTTGGTGCGCTGATTCAACCGGGGGAACGTTCCTTGTACGTCGACTATATGGGAAACGAATTTCCCTGCTATTACAGCAAGGCTACGGATTTTAAGCTGCTCAGCCTTGCGCCTACAATGATAAGTTTTAACCTAACCTTGGTATTTACCGTATTCCGTATCGATGGTGTCGAATACCTTCTTGCCTCACAAAGAGGGAACCTTATCGTTTCTCAGGATGGTAAATACTGCATAGATGTTGAGCCATGTCGAAAATAGAGAAGAAAAAAGTCACGGACTTTAACAAGGTCCCGGACGGGAACCTGTCAAGATATATTGCATTTGGCGTTGATCGCGTCACGAATGAAAGCGCCTGGGCTGATATGGAATCACTCAGAGGCAATACGGCTTTCCAGGAATGGCAGGATAAGAATCCCGGTAAGACGTATGACGATTGGATAGTTCTTTTGCAGGCACCAGCACAAGAAGCGGCGGACGGTATCGACAAATTAAAGGAGGATTTAACAGAGTTTGGAAAGAATGCGATTGCATCAGAAAAAGCTCGTGTCGAAGCTGAAAAACTGCGTGTTGAAGTAGAGAAATTGCGTGTCGAAGCTGAAGCCGCGCGTGCTTCTGCTGAAACCCTTCGGGAAGACGCAGAAGAGTTGCGTGACCAAGCAGAAACGGAACGGGCTAATGCAGAATCCGCCCGTAAGGAGGCTGAGAGTGACCGTGTGCTGATTGAAGGTCTTCGGGTTGACGAAGAGGCCAAACGTGCGGCTGCCGAACTCATCCGGAATCAATCGGAACAAAACCGCGTCGCCGAGGAAGGTAAGCGTGTTGAAGCCGAAAAGGCTCGTGTTGCGGCTGAGTCTTTGCGCGATCAGTCGGAACAGGAACGTATCAATGCGGAGGGTTTACGTGATCAGGCTGAATCTGCACGTGCCTCCGAAGAAGTTGACCGTGATACTGCTGAACAGGAGCGTATCACGAAAGAGGCAGAACGTATCGAAGCCGAGAAGTTGCGCATTACCTCAGAGGCAAAACGCTCCGAAAATGAAGATGGTCGAATTGTCGAAGAACAACTCCGTATAAATGCCGAGAAAGCCAGGAGAGAAGCAGAAACCAGACGAGAAATAGCGGAAGAAGAACGTGAGAAGAATACGACTCAGGCTATACTTGATTCGGAAGAAGCTACTGAAGAAGCTAAAGCTGCAACGGCGATTGCCATGGATTTGAATGCGCATCCGATGCGGATAATGGGCGGAATTTGGTTTGAGTGGAGTGTTGCTGATCAAGAATACAAAAATACTGGTATCCAGGCAAAAGGTGATGTCGGTGCCTCTTTTAGAATTATTGGTCGGTATGATACTTTGGATGAACTGATTGAAGCGGTTCCTGATGGTACGAACGTCGATGGTGTTTACGCTATTGGAGCGGTTGAACCTTTCGATTATTATGCCTGGCTGGCAATCGATGGTGTATGGCAGTGGGACAACCAAGGCAAATTGCGTGGAGCCGAGGGAAAGTCTTCCTATGAAGTTTGGGAAGAACTGCCTGAAAACGAAGGGAAGACGCTGGATGAGTATTTCGATTACCTCAGTCCTTTGATCGATCCTGAAACTGGACGCTGGATCATACAGGGGGAAGATACAAAGGTCCAAGCAGTCGGCATCAATGCAGAAGTTACTGAAAAAGAAAATACGGAAGACCGGTATGTGTTGCATATCAAAAGCGCTTCCGGAGAATATGACACGCCCAATATCCGGGGTATTTCGGTGAGGGTAGAAGAGACAGAAAATACTCCGGACCGTTATCTGCTTACTTTCACCCATGCCAAAGGCACTTTTACAACACCTAACTTACGCGGTTTTGATGTAAAAGTAAAAGAAGCGGAAAAGAATACGCCGGACGATTACCGCCTGGAGATCACAACGGTGAAAGGAACCATAACAACCCCGAACCTGAAAGGACGAAGCGGTAGTTCCGTGATTGATATAGATCATGAACCTACTGAGGCCGACACGCACTATACATACAATGGCGTACAGTACGCTTTCAGTGTTGGCGATGAAGTCCGTTGGTATGATAAGGATAATGAGGAGTATGTTTTGTTCAAACTCTATGCTGTAACAATGGACGGAGCAGTATGGGAAGAAATGGGGAGCGGATCAGGGTCACTCACGACTGACGTGCTCCTTACAGGGCCGTCCGATCTTTCTTCGGATGAATCGGAAAGTTATATTTATTTGAAAGATGGATATTTAAAAGATAAGGAGAAATAACGATGGCAAGAAACAAAGGTGGTGTTTATGTCTACCAACAAATGGAAAAAACGCTGGAAGAGTGGCTGACAGAAACGAAACCGATACCGGCAAAGGTACTTTGTTGGGAATCTGATACCGGTATTATTCGTATGGGGGACGGCAAGTCGATGTACAAGGATTTGCCTCCCAGAATCAGTTCCGGGCTTTCTCCCAGGATTAGTGATAGTACGGGTTGCTGGGAGACGTTCAACATCGCAACAAAACAATGGGATGATACAGGTATAAATCCGACCATAGGAACGGGAATCGACGGGGGGAAACCTTCTTCGGTATACACGCCCGGACAAATTTTAGTATTTGGTAAAGTAAAAGAACAATAAAAGAAACAGGATATGGCTATACAATTGCAATTAAGAAACGGAACAATACAAGAATGGGAAGAAGCTAATCCCGTCCTTGCAGAAGGTGAACCGGGTGTGGTGTTGGAGCCTTCAGGCGGCTTCGTGATAGGTGACGGCAAGAATCCCTATAAGAATCTGCCTTTCCATCCCTGGGCACAGGACGCATACGATATTTTGGTAACGTATGGGGGATACAAAGGAACGAAAGATGATTTTTGTCGTCAACTCGGATCATCGCTTCGTATGCCTGAGCAGCAGGCCGGAACATTTGCAAATGCAGGTTCAGGCTGGAACTCATACACGTTCCCGAAGGAATTTTCGGAAGACGTGTATGTGGTTCTTACCCCGCAGGATGCAGCCGTTTTTGCATCGGTAAAGAATGTTACCAAACAGGGATTTCATTATTGCCTCTTCAATGCAGCTGGTGACACGATTGCAGAAAATGTCGTGGTGGGCTACATGGCGACGGCAGTCTCAGAACTAAATCTGGCACAGGCGATCGCAAAGGCTTCCGGACTTAACCCTTTCGACTTTGACAACCTGACCGATCTTTTCACCGGTCATGCCGCCGAGGTTGTCGCTGACGAGGCGGCTTTTAACTTGGTCAAGCGTTCGGCAATGGCTTCCTCACGGTATATTTGTCATTTGGCCGGCCTTAATCCTGACAGCTACTTCAACATGGTTTCCATTGCAGGGGATGTAACAGCCATGAACACCGTAGCCAAGAATCCGGAGGTTATATCCTACATACAAACAGCCCCCGGAGCTTACGACAGTATCCGTCTCGGAACCATGCCGATGGCAAAATACCTTTGCGGCATTTTGGAGCATGAACCGGAAAACTATTCGACCGTCACGAATATTCTGGAGGACGAAGAATTGTTGGCCGAACTCGTTTTGTCCGAGGCCGCCATGACCGCACTCTGCGGATCATCAATCAGTACAATAGAATTATCCGCCAGCGACGTCGCCATGCAGGCAGTCGCCGCCAGCGACGTCGCCATGCAGGCAGTCGCCGCCAGCGACGTCGCCATGCAGGCAGTCGCCGCCAGCGACGTCGCCATGCAGGCAGTCGCCGCCAGCGACGTCGCCATGCAGGCAGTCGCCGCCAGCGACGTCGCCATGCAGGCAGTCGCCGCCAGCGACGTCGCCATGCAGGCAGTCGCCGCCAGCGACGTCGCCATGCAGGCAGTCGCCGCCAGCGACGTCGCCTGTGATGCTATATTTGAAAATGATGGTGCGTTTACGATCATTTTGGAATCTCCGGTTGCAATGGGAGCCATTTCCGATTCAGAACCGGCCATCACAAATTTGATTCAGTCAAAAGAACGTTGTGATAGACTCGCCTCCAGCGAGACCGCGATGAGCGCGGTGGCTGCCAGCGAGACCGCGATGAGCGCGGTGGCTGCCAGCGAGACCGCGATGAGCGCGGTGGCTGCCAGCGAGACCGCGATGAGCGCGGTGGCTGCCAGCGAGACCGCGATGAGCGCGGTGGCTGCCAGCGAGACCGCGATGAGCGCGGTGGCTGCCAGCGAGACCGCGATGAGCGCGGTGGCTGCCAGCGAGACCGCGATGAGCGCGGTGGCTGCCAGCGACGTCGCCATGCAGGCAGTCGCCGCCAGCGACGTCGCCATGCAGGCAGTCGCCGCCAGCGACGTCGCCTGTGATGCTATATTTGAAAATGATGGTGCGTTTACGATCATTTTGGAATCTCCGGTTGCAATGGGAGCCATTTCCGATTCAGAACCGGCCATCACAAATTTGATTCAGTCAAAAGAACGTTGTGATAGACTCGCCTCCAGCGAGACCGCGATGAGCGCGGTGGCTGCCAGCGAGACCGCGATGAGCGCGGTGGCTGCCAGCGAGACCGCGATGAGCGCGGTGGCTGCCAGCGAGACCGCGATGACATCTATAATGTTAAATGAAGATTCGAAAGAATCTTTCTTCGGGTGGACTCATGCAGTCGGCTTAGGTTTGGCAACTCACTTCGGAATAAATAATTCCGCACTGAAATCATGCAATACAATCGTCGCCGTCGCAGCAAGCGCGACAGCCATGCAGGCCGTCGCAGCAAGCGCGACAGCCATGCAGGCCGTCGCAGCAAGCGCGACAGCGATATCTATATTAACTAAGTCTTCTGTTGCAAAAGACAAATTAACCGCACAGAATGAAATACTGCAAGGTGTTCGATTGACAATCTGGAACACAGTTAAAGCCGATACTACACGTTTTACATTAAGTAGAGCTCAAAAAGATGATGATGGGGTTACAAGTGCAAATATAACTGGAGCAAATTATTTAGTATTTGCAATCCCTGGGTCATACGGTAGTGCCGCCGAAAGTAAAAAGACGACTATGTTCCACGGACATAACAATGTACAAGTAGTTCAACGCTGGGGGGCCTATACGGATGAAAGTTTTATTTATGTAGGCTTAGGTGGAGCAACATTCACTGAACAAGGTGATGGTATGGTTAGAACATGGGTTTATACTGTGAATTAATAAATTAATAAAATTATGAAAGTAGAAAATATCAAATGCCTTTCAATAAAGGCGGAAGGAGAAAAATTAGTATTGTCACTTGGTGAAACGTCTTTCTCTGAAGTAAAAGAAAACTTGGTTGGTAAAGACGTGCTGTCGATATATACCGACAATGAAACAGAACCAACCTTGGTTGAAGAACATTATGATTATGCGAAGGCAGACAGCCTGATGTTTGATTTTGACAGTCAGACTTACACATTGACACTTCGTAAGCTGTCAAATGTAGAAAAGGAATTGAAAGAACTTCGAGCAATCGTAGAAGCGAGACAAAAAGAAGAATAATCCTGTTTTCAAACTAAAGTAGGGTTATTAGCCTTGAAATAAAAAAGGACCAGAACTTATGACTATTTTCGATAAAAACGGACAGGAAATTTTAACTGAAGAAGTCGACGATAATAGCTACCGATACCGTGCGATCAAGCAAGGTGAAAAGGTATATCTGTATTTCTCTTTAACGGAGCATATAGAAATACCTATCGGTAGTTATATTGACTACCAAGGCCAACGTTATACCCTTTGGCGGCCTGAAAACCTTACCAAGCATGGAGAACGGAATATCGAATATTCCATCGAGTTCGGAGGCTACTGGGAGTTACTTAGACGATTCAAATATAAATTCCTATCAATAAAACCGTACAAATTAAAATTCCATTTAACCGGAACTTTGTATGATTTTTTACAGTTGTTGGTTGATTGTATGAATTTGTACGATACAGGATGGTCAGTCGGTTCATATATCGAAACGACTGAAAAAACATTATCTTTCAATCATGAATATTGTCTGGATGTACTCAATCGATTGGCCGACGAGTTTGATACCGAATGGAATATCGTTGACAAGACAATCAGCCTTTGTAAAGTGGAATATTTCAAGGATGCTCCACTTCCTCTCAGTTATGGAAAAGGTAACGGATTTAAAACTGGAGTTGCGCGTCAGAATCAAGGGGAAAATACACCTGTAACAATTTTGTATGTACAAGGAGGTGAAAAGAACATTGATGTTTCTAAGTACAAAAGCACAACGCTTCTTCTTCCCAAAAGTCAGGAACTTGAATATGAAGGCCGAAAATATTGTACAGACAAGGACGGAATGTTTATAACCCGTGCCGATCAGGCATTGACAGTTTATTCTGAAGACAGTTATGACGGATCAAACATATATCCGAGCCGAGTTGGAACAATAAGTGAAGTTATTGAAGTCGATGCAGAAAAAAACTTGTATGACTTTAAAGATTCCTCAATACCTGACAGCCTAAATTTTGCAGATTGTCGTATTGCTGGAGAAAAAGCGACCGTTATTTTCCAGTCAGGGATTTTGACCGGAAAAGAATTTGACCTGGAACAAACGGAAAATCAATTAACCGGATATATACATTCTGAACGACGTTTTAAAATTGTCCCACAGGAAATGGACGGGACGGTTATGCCCGGTGATTCGTTTATTCCGAAGGTTGGTGACAAATATGCCATTTTTAATATATCCTTACCTGAGGCGTATGTTTGTGATAATGCGACAAAAACAGGAGCTTCATGGGATATGTTTCGTGAGGCTGTCCGTTATATGTATGAAAAAGAAGACAATCCTTTTTCTTTCACAGGAGAATTGGATGGTATTTATTCTTCTCGGAATTGGCTGGAAATAGGAGGAAAAATCCTTCCTGGCGGATATGTTTTATTTTCCGATACTCAATTTCAACCAAAAGGAATATTGATTCGGATCATAGCTGTGACGGATTATATAAATAAGCCTCACTCTCCAAAATTGGAACTTTCAAATGTTCCGGTAGCCGGGTTAGTTTCTTCAGAATTGGGAAAATTGGAAGCGGATAAGGTAACAGTAGACAATCAACATAAAAATGCCATAGAGTACACTAAAAGACGTTATAGGGATGCTTTGGAAACTCAGTCCATGCTGGAGAAAGTCTTTGATAACTTTTCAAAGGGAATAAATCCCGTATGGGTACAAACCATGTCTTTATTGGTTGGTGAAGAGAGTTTGCAGTTCCGATTTGTCAACAGCAAAACGAATCCTGTAGTTATAGAACCAAATTTTATTTACAGTCAGTCAACAAAGGTGTTTACTGCTCCAAAGTCCATTTTACAACACATGACATTAGGTATCATGGATATTAAAGGTGAACATAAAGCCAGTGAATATAAATATTGGGATTTACCAGCCTATACCAGTCCGGCTTTGAGTGATTTTGGAGCGATGTACTTATATGCAAAGTGTTCTAAACACGGGAGTTCCGGAAGTTTCTATTTAACAGAATCGGCCTATAAGATGGACCCGGGAGACGGTTTTTACTATTTTCTGATCGGAACATTAGGAAGTGAATCCGATGGAGCCAGGAGCTTTGCTACTGTCTATGGATTTACAGAAATTCTACCTGGACGTATAACTGTAGATCGGATCATATCAACGGACGGAACCACATACTTCAATCTCGGGGTTGGTGAAATAGGCGGTGTGATTAGATTTGCATCAGGCACTACTGGATATGAAAATATTAAGGACAAACCGGATTTAAGCATTTACGGTACAACCGCAATGCTGAATGCTGTAAAGAATGATTTGCAGAATCAAATCGATGGTAAAATAGAGACATACTATCAGTCTTCTAATCCCTGGAACAGTTGGCCATCCGGAGAAGAACCAACTCATGTTGGTGACCTTTGGTATAATACCAGCAGTAAAATCTTACAGCGTTATGTAGGTCCTTCTTCCAATATATGGGAACGTATTTATGATGCAGATGCAATAGCCGCAGCGGAGGCCGCAAGCACGGCTCAGGACACCGCAGACGGAAAACGTAGGGTGTTCCTTCGGACTCCTTATCCCCCATACGATGCCGGAGATCAGTGGATTCAATATAATGGATCGGGAAGCATGCGTATTTGTGTACAAGGTCGACAATCGGGAAATTATGTCTCATCTGACTGGCAATTATCTTCCGCCGATGGAAATACCCAGGCTTCAATTGACAGGGGAGTAATCTCTGCGGCCGGATTTATGACTTTTGGAGGTTCTGCCGGTATGGCAGGCAGTGGCGATATTCGTATTTGGTCAGGTGGAACAAATGCAAATAACGCAACATTCCAAGTCAGTGCAAGCGGGGAAGTAATGGCGAAAAAAGCACTCAAATTGCAAAATCAGCAAGCCGGGATCACCGGGGAAGGAACAGCCGATACCTCTGTCCGTTTTTGGGCTGGTAGTTCTACTCCTGCAAATGCTCCGTTTAGAATCTATCAGAACGGTAACGGGCTTATTGGCGGATTGCGTCTCGAAAGTGGCGGACTTTTTTCTGTTGATAATAAATATGGGTTTGATAGTTCCGCTAAATTCTTCTTGTATTCACAGGGCAGTAATGGCTTTTTAGGTTTTTCTTCTACAGGCAAATGGGCTGGAATAGGCTTAAACACATTACCGGCTACCACAGGCGTTGCCGCATTACTAAGATTGGAGAATACTGTTTCCGGAGGAACTACGAAATACGGGGCTGTGATCAGTGTTTCCGGGGCCTCTCATAATGTTGCATTGATGGCAACAGGACATGTTCGTGTAAAAGGATCGGTAATAGCAGATACGATTGTCGCCGCTAAAATTCGAGCCGCCTCTAATATTAATGGTGATGGCAGTTCCTACCAATACCTTGATGGAGTAACATTGGGATACAATGATTATGACCTTGACAAGGTCCGTTTTCAGGTCCAGAACGGGATAATAGTCGGAGTTAAGAAAGAATAATATCAAAATATAAAACTATGAATTTAACAATTAAAGACAGAGTATTGATTTTAAAATGCGTCTTGCCGATATACGATAGCAGACGCGGTATTGAACTGAAAAATTCTATCTTGGAAAAGATATACCTTTCTGATAGTGAGGAAAAACAGGTTGTACTGACAAATGTCGGGAACGATCAGATCGAGGTTTCTTTTAAATCAGTCGAGGCCATTACGCAAGAAAGGAATTTTGAACTGAGTGAAGAAGAATTGAAATATCTGAAACAAAGGATTGATTTTTTGGATCAGGATGGACGGTTCTCTGATTATACATTAGATACATATTCTAAAATAGCGGATGAACCTCTTCCCAACACAGAAGATACATCCCATGTGGAAGAACAGCAGACTGACATGGAATAACAAGTCTAATCCTTAGAATACAGATTTAAAGGGGGAAAAAGAAAGCCCCCGGTTTGTTAATAGTTCTCTGACCTACATATAAACAAACAATGCGACACTCCGCACGACCGGGGGCTTTATGCCTTCAGTCGCGAAGTGTCGTTTTTTGTTTGTATGTAAGTCAGAGACTGCAAATATACCTTATATTTCTCGAATCTCAATAACCAAATCCTAAAGTAAAAATGAATAAGTATTATAAAATCCTGGATAAAATCATAACATGTGGTAAAGTACAATGTAACAAAAAAGGAAATATTAAATATCTCTTAAATGAACAATTAGTATTAACCCCAGCTGATCTACTTGACATTTTTGAAGGTCATAACATTGCCAGAAAGAAACTTAAAAGTGAATTGACCCTTTTCATGCAGGGAGAAAAGAATGTCGAGAAGTATCGAAATGTCGGTATAAATTGGTGGGATTATTGTGGGCAAGTTCTTATAAATAGCTATCCTACATATTTCAAAAAACTCCCATCCCTAATAACAAAGATCAACAATGAGAAAAGATGTAGTAAGAATTATGTGCTGTTTTTAGGTTCGACAGACGTGGAAAGTAATCAGGCTCCTTGTTTAAGTCTTATCCAGTTTCAAATAGATGAAGAAGAATTGGTAATATCTGCGTATCAACGTAGTTCTGACGCAAATCTTGGTTTGCCATCTGATATATATCATCTGTATTTGATTTCAAGATTTATTGATTTCCCTTTAAAGTCTATAACTCTCAACCTTGGGAATGTTCATATCTATGAAAATAATCTGGAGTCATCTTGTAATCTAATCAAAGGTTGTGAAAATGTCAGATTTGAACTCAATGTGTGATCCCCCAGACAAATACAAAACAATCTAAATGAAAAAAAGAGACGTTCAAACTACTTTTAAATAGTGTTCAAACGTCTCTTTTTCGTACTTTTCGTTTGGGAAATTCGTACTTTTCGTTTTGCCGATTATACTATTGGGGAATGGTTATAGGGGGTTGTTCTTTAGTTGATTAGGCTTTTGTTGTGTGAAGGGAAGTAACAACTCAGTAGTATTAATTACCCTCAACGTTACTTCTTTAATCGAGGTTTTTATTACATTTGCCGTATGATCTCCCGTCAGGGCGAGACTCCGCTGGAAAAAACAATTTATGTATTGAAGAATATGAAATCTATTTGATATGTCCCCATTTAAAGAAAAAGAGGCATACTTCCGACGCTTGCTCGACGTAGCGAATGTGAATGCCTTGTCCCCCAAGGAGCGTGCGACGTACGATGAGAATCTGAAGATCTACCGTGACTGGAAGGCCACGATGGAGTACGCCGTGGAGGAGGCGGAAACAAAAGGTAAAGCAGAAGGTGAGCGTTTGGCTACCCTACGCAACGCTCGTAACATGAAGAAAGCCGGTGTCGATCTTTCATTAATCGCCGAATGCACGGGGCTTTCGTTGGAAATAATACAAAGTCTCTGATCTGATAAGCCAGTTGCGGACTGAAACTATAGCGGATGACACGGATCTTGGGGAGAAGTATCTTTCTTGATCCGTGCCATACGAATCTGAAGTAATATCCGTCTCATGCGTCTAATACGCCATTAAACCGGTCTATTGCCTGTCTTTTACTAGCATCGATGATTTTTGCGTATACTTGTGTGGAGATGATGTTCTTGTGTCCTAGTAATTTACATACTGTATACAAGTCAATGCCAAGAGCTAGTGAAAGAGTGGCGAAAGTATGGCGGCTTACGTGAAAGGTCACTTTCTTGTTCTTGATGCCGGCGGCTAAAGTCCAGCCTTTTAATACCTGACATATAATCGTGAGGCTAGGTAGATGGAATATCAAGCCGAGCCTGTCATTCTCATTCTCCCTTGCGGGAAGGTATTTTATCGCTTCCTCGGACAATGGGAGATAAATAGCCTCTTTCGTCTTTCTTTGTATGATCTGTAAACGGAATTTATCATTTCCTTCTTTTTGCATATCTTCCCATCTAAGAGCGGTCAAGTCGCTGATCCGGAGTCCGCAGAAACAGCAGAACAGAAAAGCCTTTTTTACCTCTGGGCATACGCAATCTGTCCGGATTAACCTCTTTAGTTCCTCTAGGGTCAAATAAGTACGCAGGCTGGTAGGTTTGTGAGGTTTTTCGTCTGTATCCAGCAAACTACAAGGATTCGAGAGGATCAGTCCTTTTTTGACCGCCTTATTGAGTGTGACATTCAGGAGCCGGTAATAACCGTGAATCGTGAACCTTATTTCCGCAACACTATAATTTAATGTTTTTTATAAGCACCTGAGCAACAAAAAGTTGCTCAGGATTTTGCCATGTCAGAAATTTCACTTATCTTAGTGTTGCAAAATAAAAACAAACAAAATTCTGAATGACATGGCAAAAGTACAAATAAAATCCGAGAAACTCACTCCTTTTGGGGGAATTTTTTCTATTATGGAGCAATTTGATGCTCTTTTAGCTCAAACCATAGATTCCTCCTTGGGATTGAGATGCACTATGTTTGGTTATCAATATAGCGAGATACTACGCTCTCTGATGTGCGTATATCTTTGTGGTGGCTCATGTATTGAGGATGTTACAACTCACTTGATGAAACATTTGTCTCTTCATCCAACTCTTCGCACTTGCAGCGCAGACACCATATTACGTGCTATCGAAGAACTGACTTGTAAGAACATCACCTATAAATCTGCTTCTGGCAAATCCTATGATTTCAATACTGCAGACAAGATGAACTGCTTACTGG